TCCGCAAGGAAGGGTCTCAGATGATGTATATCTTCAATCCTGAGGAAGAAACAGACCCTATCTATCAGGAACTGGTGATCAATCCTCCACCTGATGCCATTGTCCGAAAGGTCAATTGGTGGGACAACCCCTGGTTCAACGATGTTCTAATGACCCTCATGCGCCAGGAATACGACCGTGACCCTGACGCAGCTGATTGGATTTGGGGCGGCAACTGCCGGAAGAACAGTGACAAGCTCGTGCTTCGCGGCAAGTGCGAGGTGAAGCCATTTACCCCTGATCCCATCCTCTGGGATGGTCCCTACCATGGCCTAGACTTCGGCTATGCCCAAGACCCATTGCACGGCACCAGGTCATGGATTTGGGAGGGTGATCTCTACATCGAGTATGAAGCCTACAGCGAGCACTGTGAGATTGAAGACCATCCAGCCGTGCTGGATATCATCCCTGATTCCCGCGATCTCATCATGCGCTGTGACAATGCCCGGCCGGAAATGGTGAGCTACCTTCGCCGCCAGGGGTTCAAGCGGGCCATCTCATGCAAGAAGTGGCCCGGGTGTGTTGAGGATCGAATTGACTACCTGCGGTCCTTCCATAAGATTTATATCCATCCGCGCTGCCCTCATATTGATATGCAGCGGAAACTCTGGTCCTGGAAGACCGACAAGGCGGGGCAAGTCCTGAACGTGCTGCTGCCCGGCAATGACCACGGCTGGGATGCGACCGGATACAGCCTTGAGCCGCACATCCTTGGTCACAAGAAGAAAATCAGCCAGCGGGATCCAGCCCCGATCCTTGACGAACTCGGTCACCCGATCCGCCCTGGTGGCAACGGAACCCTCCAGCGTCTGTCCAATCCCAACCTCTGGATGGTCTGAAATATAATATATATAAGAGGTTGGCATGGCTGAAGAGCAGGTTAAGCCTAAACGCACTGACGAGGAAGAGCAGGATTTCCTCCGTGACGTTCAGAAGAAGTTCAGGGAATACAAAGAGGCATGGCGCAAGCAGTATGAATTGATGGCAGAGGACATAGCCTTCTGTTCGCCTGACAACCAATGGCCGGCAGGGGTCAAACAGGCCCGGATTGGCAAACCGACGTTCGCAGCCGACCGGCTCAACGCCCAGGTGAAGCAGCTCACCAACGCGCAGCGGGAGAACCGCCCTGCCGTCCAGGTCCATCCGACCTCCGATGGTGCATCTGAGGATGTGGCGAACATCATGCAGGGCATCGTCAGGCATATCGAGTATGAGTCTGCCGCCGACATGGCCTATGACGAGGCCAATGAGTGGCAGGTTCGGGCCGGGCTCGGGTTCTGGCGTCTCAGGACCGAATACAAAGGGAAGTCTTTCAAGCAGAAGTTGGTCATCTCCTCGGTCAACAACCCGTTTCAATGCTACATTGACCCTTATTTCAAGCAGTTGGATGGCTCGGACATCCAGGATGCCTTTATTTTTGAATTCCTGTCCATGGATGACTTCAAGCGCCAGTGGCCCGATGCCAAAGCCTCCAAGATGGAGATTGGATCATGGCTCGGGTTGGGCCAGCGGCTCCCCGAGTGGTTTACTGCCGAGAAAACCGCCTGTGTGGCTGAGTATTACACCACTGAATATGAGAAAAAGAGCTTGGTTCACCTGTCGCATACTGGAGAAGTCAAAGACAAGGCCGACCTGGACGCCGCCGAGAAGCAGTATGTGGACGCAGAACGTGCCATTGAAGAGAAGGTGATCCACCATTATAAGATCAACGGGGTTGAGATACTGGAAGAGACGATATGGGTTGATGACTCCATCCCAATCATCCCGGTATTTGGTGATCCCCTCCTGGTTGATGGCCAGCGCCTCTATGCAGGGCTGATCCGGCACTCCAAGGAAGAGCAGATGATGCTCAATGTGGTGAAAACCAGCATCATTGAGTTAATTGCCGCCGCACCCAAGATGCCCTGGCTCCTGCCCGAAGGTGGAGTGGGGGAAATGAAGGAAGACTGGGCGAATGTCAACGTCACCAACAAGGCATATCTGACCTACCAGCCCTTTGCGGATGATGGGATCACACCATTGCCCCCGCCCACCCGGAATATCCAGGAACAGCCGATTCAGGGCATGTTGCAGGTCATGAACAGCCTGGAAAACGACATCAAATCAACGAATAGCATGTATGACCCCACCATGGGCAACAAGATGGCCAATGACCAGAGCGGCATTGCCATCAAGGCCATTCAGACGGCGGGGTCCATCGCTAATTACCACTTCAGCGACAACTTGACCCGGGCCATGCGCCTCTCTGGCCGGAAGATGATCCACATCATCCCTAGGATCATGAGCGAGAAGGAAGTCACCCGGATCATCGGTGCCGACCGCAAGAATTCCCTGGTCACGATCAACGGGACCGGCGCACCTGATGAGCAGAACGAGAAGGATGAGAATGGTATCCCGAAGATTTACGACCTGACGGCGGGGGAATACGACCTGGCCGTGGATTCCGGCCCCTCCTACCAGACCCAGCGCGAACAGGAACGCGCGGTTCTCTTTGAACTGGCCGGCAAAGACCCCCAGTTGATGGCCATCGCTGGGGACATCATGGCGTCCCTGCTGGACTCCCCGATTGCCCAGACCCTCTCTGAGCGGCTCCAGAAGGCCCTGCCGGTCAACCTCCAGCCGCCCAAGCAGGACGGCAAAGCCGACCCCGAAGCCCAGGCGCAGACTATCCAGCAGCTCCAGACCATGGTCCAGCAGCTTACCCAGCACCTCCAGATGGAGACACAGCTTGCCGACAAGGTGCAGCAAGGTGAGCAGACCCGGCTCAAGATTGCCCAGATCGAGGCGCAGACCGAACTGATGAAGCATCAGACGCAAATGGCCCATGACGGAGCCAAGACGCTGCTTTCTGCCCAGATGGAGGAATTGAAGCTCAAGCACGAGACGAGTCATCAGGCACTCATGGGCATCCAGAAGCACATTCTCGGCAAGGACATGGAATCCCACAAAGTGGCTATTCAGCCGCCCCCGGCCTTCAATGAACCTGGAGACCAGGTGGCTCCCATACCACCTGGAAACAGTTAACTATAATATAACCAAAGGGACCGTGACCCTTAAAACACCGCATACACCTCTTGGAGCAATCCATGCCTGACAGTCAAGGTTATGAAGACATGAACACCGCTTTAACCGCTGCACCCGTCGCTGAGACGGTTGAAACCCCGGAGATCCCAGCCCCCCCGGAAACGCCCGTGGAAGTCGAATCAACCCCGGAGGAGGTGGAGAACGCCGCCCTCGCCGCCGAAGAGACTCCCGAAACCCCCGAAGCCGCCCCGGAAGCGGATGACCACAAGCAGCGAAACAAGGCCGCAGAAAAGCGGATTGCCGACCTGATCAAACAGCGATCCAGGCTTGAGGGCCAAGTCGCGGCTCTTTCCCAGCAGAGAGTGATTCCGCCGCCCCCCATGTCTGACCCCATGGCCCCCCCGGACCCGAAACTCTACACCGATGAGATCGACTACAAGGTTGATCTCAAGATGTGGGAGCGGGACCAGAAGACCAAGGATGAGGCATTCAAGGCCAAACAGGCAGACGCCATCGTGAAGCACCCGGACCTCCCGGAGTTGATCGAGGCAGACGCCGCGCGGAACGCCCAGGGCATCCCAACCGCCAATCCGACCATGGTCAACCTGATCAAAGGCTCGGACATCGCCGGGGATCTCTGGCATCACCTTTTGGCCCATCCCGAAATGGCAACTCGCATCGCCCGGATGGACCCCATCAACACTGCTCTGGAAATTGGCATGATCAAGGCGCAGTTGACCGCTCCACCGCCTCCGAAGCCCGCTGAACCCAAAAAGGCTCCCCTCCCGCCGCCGCTAGCGCCAGTCAAGACCGGCAAATCCGGTGGCCCCCCCAAGAGTGAATTCGTGGAGTACTAGTAATGGCTGCCCAGTCCAACGTTTTCAACAATGTTTCGATGATCACGGCCAAAGCGCTGAAGACCGTCAGAAACAACTGCAAGATGGCCAGTCGATCCGCCCGAAGGTGGGACGGCGATTGGGCACAGTCCTTCCGTATCGGCGACACCCTGAACGTCAGGTTGCCCGGGTATTACAGCTACCGCACCGGTTCCGCCGCTGCCCCTGGCGGCTACAATGATTCCTACGTGCCCATCCAGTTGATTCAGGGCGGCGGCGACATCGAACTGACCAGCAAGGAACTCGCCCTGAACGTGGATGAGTTTGAGCGCAACGTCTCCGAACCCCTCGCTGCCACCGTCTGGCAGGCCATGGACATCGGCCTCTGCAATCTGATGGTTCCCAGCGCGACCCTCTTCACTGCCAACCCGCTGACCGGCCTTGGTTTCAACCAGTTCACCCTGCCCTGGACCACCGCCAACGCCAACGGCATCGGCCAGGCCATGGGCTCCCTGCTTCCCTTCGTGGATGCCTTCGCCTACGCCCAGACCCAGAGCGCCTGCCATACCGATGACAAGATGTCCGGCCTGCTCAATCCCCACTCCAACGCCTCACTGTTCCAGGGCCTTTCCACCCTGCTGCAGCCCACCAAGGAAATCAGCGAACAGTATCGCAACGGTTCCATGGGTGAAGCGGGCGGCTTGGACTTCTTCAGCACCGCCAACTCCCCGGCCCTCACTCTGGGCACCTGGAGCGGCACCATCCTGTATGGTTCCGGCGCGACCTCCGGCGGCAACACCATGACCGTTTCCGGCATGACCGGCACCTTCGCCGCTGGTGAGCATTTCACCGTGGCCGGCGTCTATGCCGTGAACCCCTCTGGCAAGGCCCTCCAGGCTGAACTCAAGCACTTCGTCGTGATCCAGCAGGCTGGCACGGTCATCACCTACAGCCCCGCCATGATCCTGACCGGCCCCCTCCAGAACGTCAACGCCCTGCCCGTGGCTGGCGCTGCGATCTATCCCTGGGGCAACAACTCGACCCAGGCACTCACTGCCGGCACTGGCCAGCAGGTCAAGCAGAACCTCGTGTTCCACGAAGACGCCATCCTGTTCGCCATCGGCGACCTGAAGGACGTCGGGGGAGCCGGTGGAATCGTCGGCAAGACCATTGCCGGCTCGCGGATGATGGACCCCATGTCGGGGATGCGTGCCAGATCGCTCTTCTGGTATGACGGCTACAACGACAAGTTTCTGTTCCGCTTCGATGTGCTCTGGGGCGGCGCAGTTGGGCGTCAGGGCTTCGCGACCGTCGTGGCTCAGTAGAGCAGAGGAGAAACAAACATGGCTTCCACCCCTTACCAGACCACCGACGTTCTCGATACCGTCCTGGCCCCCAACCCGACTGTCGGCGTCAACGCGACCGACTACCTGGGCTTCTATGGCGCAGGCGGCGCTCCCCAGGCTTCCGGCCCCAACCAGGCGGCCCTGCCCGTCACGGGAACCGTGGGCGACATCACCACCAACTCCCTGTCCGTGGCCCCCGGCGCGACCGTCACCCTGAATACCGTCCTGGCCCGCGCCGTCACCCTCAATCTCCCCGGCCCGCTGGCTACCGATTTCGCCCTGCCGATCAACAAACTGACCTCCCAGGCTGGCCTCGCGGTCTTCTCCAGCCGCATCGCCTCCGCCAACTCCCTGGAA